AGGGCCTATAGTATCCGCCTTAACGACAAGATTCATTCCTTGAGTAACAATATTAGTATTATCTCCCTCTAACTTAAACCAAAATACAGAGGCATCTCTACAATCTGGAAAGTATAAGCTTGAAAAAACAGTAAAATAAGTACCTTCACTTGGCTTCATTACAAATTTATATTTAGAAGCCCAGTAAGGAGGTAAATTAAATAATGTTACCTTACATGTATTTTTATCTCTTGAGTAAATTGGAGGTACATAAATAGTGTTATCATTAGCAACCAATACTGTAGAGGCTCTACCATAATCATCCATGTAAACAATACCTGTTTCATAATCTCTATTACTATGCAAACTATAAGTATCAGCAGTTAAAAGATATCCAACAGTACTACTAAAATCTATAAAACTAAAAAACTCAAACTGCTCACTAACATCTCCAGCAGCAGGAGCGTCTTCAGAATAAAACCTTACTGCAGGACACTGAATAGTAAATCCAGTTGCTGTAGCTGTGTAATTAAAACCTTCCATAGTACATACTGCAGTTGACGCTGGAGCCGCTGTAGAACACGATGTAGTTATAGAGCTATTTATAATCTCCATAGCAGTTCCTGCTGGAGGATTGACATAATTATTAAACTTATCAGTTACCGTACCCCCTTGACCCGAAAGGTCATTAGGAAGTAATGGTTGATAATTACCTATAGCAGTAGTTCCTATAGGTGTCTGAAACTCAGTAGAGTTAACAAGATCACTTACAGAAGCATAAGCTACTGGACAGGTAAAAGTCCAGCTTATATTAAAAGGACTTGGCTGCTGAAAAGAAGGTTTTGAATCAGGACCGTAAGCCTGTGGATTACCACCAGTAACTTGAGCGTTAGGAGCGGACTGCATATTTAGATCAAAAGTCAATGTTAATCCTGCGTTAATTGGTAAGACTAATGCTGATAAATCAAAGGTCATTTGTGAATCAGTAACACTAACAGAAGGAGGCTTCCCTGGTACAGCTTGCTGTCCGATTTGATAATCAATACCATTAGATGCTATAGGAGCATCTAACCCTACACCGCCTATTTCTTCTACTATATGCTCAGTGCTATAATTTATAGGTATTTTTTGACCGTTCTCATTAACAATATCGTAACCGTCTACATAATTTCCATATATCAATCTATTACCTTGAATGGTTTGAGCTTTAGCAATTCTGGGTACATTATCATATTGTCTTAGTAATTCATCTGAACCTAAAGTTGTAAATATTTTACTATTACTAAAAGTTAAATTTTGTTGTATTTCATCAGCCCACCCTAAATCTTTTTTATTGTATCTTTCTATTACATAAATAACATTACTACCACTTTCTTTATAAAGCAAGTCTATTTGGACAACTCTTTTAGATCCTGTAGAAAAACCAATAGTAGCGCCATTAAAACGATTTAACATACCCGCATTATTGTAGGTATCTAAATTAAACCTAAAAGAACCAGGCTGAAAAGCTGGCATACTAAATAAAGACGTAGCACTATAACCACCATCTTGATATCTATATCTGTAAGCAAAACATAAAAATCTTGTTTCCATATAATTTTCATCACCTGGAAAATCTTCTAATGTTACATCAGGAACAGGTAAAGGAGTGTATGTAAGGGTAGAGTCCTCAAATCCTGGAGGTTTTACTATCACACCTATATCTTCTTCACGTATACCGTCAGAACCTGCAGGAACATTTGTAGCTGCTGGATCATCATAATTTCTTTTTACATTTATATATCTTGGAGGGTTTTTATCGTCTGTAAAAAATAATTGATTTTCAATTTTACTTACTCCAGTAACTAAGAATTTAGGATCAAAATTTAAAGTTGTGTTAACATTACCAGGCTCCCCGTCCCACACTGAAACCACATGATAAGTAACTACATTACTATTAGTATTAAACGAAACTACCATATCACACTTTCCTGTAGGAGATGCAGCGTTAGCAGAGTCATGAACAAACCAATATATAGTTTCTTCCATTCCGTCTTCATAAACCCCTATGCAAGAAGTAGATAAAGGATTTAAAGGATTACTGTCGTAAGCTAAAAAAGTTAATTGAGTGTTGCCTTTTGAGTTTTCTACAGCACCTATTTCAGTAGACTCAGTAGAACCTAATCTAACATTTAACGCATCTACATATTCTCCAAGTGGAACTAAGCGCTCATCAACGCTTTTATTCATTTTCCCTGCTATAAAATTTGATCTAATATCTGCCATTCTATTTTATCCATTTATTCTGACCTCTTAAGTTTTGCAAAAGCCTTCCAGGGTGTATATTACTTAATCTTAGTTTAGCGTTTCTTAATAAAGAAGATTTATCTTTTCTTGCTCTATTAACTATATATTCTTGAACTCCAAACTTACTGTTTACGATAGAGTACCTTATATACGCATATATAAACTCTTCAAATAATTTATTAACACTAACCAAAGAATCATCTCCTTTTTCTAATCCATCTGATACGTATTCTAAAACTACAAATTTACCCATCATTCCTGAATTAAAATTAATTACACCTGCTTTTTTATTTATACTAAAAGTAGGATTTACATTTGCAGTTTCTGTATTCATTCCAAATCTACCGCCAACTGCATAGTCAAAATACCAAGTTCCATCTATATTATAACCCAATGAACCATGATAAGGACCTGTACCCATATACATGTTTTTTTGAGTTCCATTTAATCTTTTTATATCAAAGAAAGAATCAGCTGGCTTCAATACATTTCCGTCTATATCAAATAAAATACGACAGTCATTATCCTGCAAATAAGCTCCACTCCAATTAGTCTGAATATTTTCAGTCATAGGGAAAAGCATTCCCCCTTCCATTAAAGAAACTCTTACCCAATTTACATAATCGGGAGGGAGAACAAATCTTAATTCTTCACAAACCTCTAATTCTAATATTTTTATTTCTTTCATCGCATCATAATTCAATTCTTGAATTCCTCTTTTTGCGTGAAATAAAACTTGATATCTATTTATGTTGTTAATAATTTCATGATTACCTTGATACATTAACATAAAATTATTAACTATATTTTCTAAAGTAATATATTGGTACGACCCCCAATTTGCTTCAGATTCAGGACTCGAACCTGGAGGTACTATATTGTTTTCGTAATATTGATAATCTGTAATATATGCCATAATTAAGCTGTTTCTTGGTTATCTAAAGTTTCTTCATCTTGTCCAAATTTATACACCATATCTTCTCTAATTTCAACACCTATGTATTGACAAATTTTAGCAACTAAACTTGGCTCATCAGAATCTGGTAATTCAAACTCTTGAAAATCTGCAGCACCTGGATTAAACTGAGGCTCGCCTCCTGTTAAAAATTGCCAGGTCCATTGAGGATCAGCCGGGTATCTAATGTATTGAGCTTGTATATCTCCCGCATTAAGTATAGTTGTAGGATAAATTGTAACTGTATTTCCTAAAGTTCCAATAGCGGTATTAGAACTTGCTCCACCTAATACATAAGCAGGATAAGTTTTTGTTGGAGCTGTTAGCATAGAACTTGTTAGTAAAAATATTTTATTTTGGTTTACTCTTTCTACTTCTTTAATATCTGTATTTGAATATATAACATAACTATCTCCTACTGCTAAAAATATATCAGCACTTAAAGATAAAGCATTTGCATTTACAACTCCAGTAACAAAAGCTTGTGTTAAAGTTGTAGTGTTAACCACTAAACTCCCAATAGGAGGTGTTGGAGCTGATACAGGTATAGTCGTCCACCCTACTGCAGCAGCATCATCAAGCTGTCCTACTGTTACAGATGTGTTTGTACCCGTAAACAAAGGCTTAGAATAATAAAATAATTTATTTATTAAATAATAATCGTTTGGTAATGCAAAAGTGTTAGCGTTCGTTTGACCTAAAAATACTGAAGCAGAAAAACTATCTATAACTTCTACTATGCCTTTTACAATATTAGCATATCCTGTGCCTGAAACTCTTTGATTTTCTTTAGTTATCCAATTATTATATTGATAGAAATAATCTTCAAACATATCCATTTGTGCTTGTTTAGCATAAAGATTAAAATCTTGAGGAGATATGTATCCGTAGTTATTTTTATTAGCTATTGCTAATACCGTATTTCGTACCTCATTTATTGATGCTGCCATAAACTTTAAATGTTTTCACAAAGATAGTAAAAAAAAAGAGGTCTACTTTTTTTGTAGACCTCTCTTTACTTACCAATATACTTAAGCTAATTAAGCATTTACAATACTCGTTACAGCTTTCGGTAGAGTTATCTCAAAATAAGATTTTTGCCAAGAAGTAGCTAAAGCTGTTTCCTGTGCGTCTAAGATAGCTGTGTAAACATCATGAGCAACTTGTGCCGCAGTTGTTACCGTAGTAGTTGTACCATCAACATAGTCGATTGTAACTGTTGTTGCTGTAGCAGTTGCTGTAGCAAGTGCTTTAACTCCATCAAGGCTGATCAACTGACCAGTGATAGGAGCATTCGTAATTTTAAGAAATTTTACCATTTTATAAAAAGTTTTTAATGGGTTAATAAAGTGCAAATATACATAAAAAAAAACACCCTTTTTAGGGTGTCTCTTTTATTGTTCTTATATTCTTTTATAAACTTTTCTTTAAAAGCTTATAAGTCTCTATACCTTCATCTCTTTGCATGTAAGAAGCAACTATATCATAATGATCTTCCCCAAAAGGAACAGTTAATAGTTTCTTTTTATTTTGAGGTAAATTAAAGTACACGTCTCTTTGTTTATTTCTTAAAGTAAGCACACCTTTTTGAAAGAAAATAACTACATCATCTTGAACTTGTAAAGTTGGATCGTTTAAAACATCTAAAAATTCAATAGGATAGTTTCTTGAAAAAACTAATATATCTCTTTTTAATTCAGCTGTACTCATGCTATCTACCTGAGACCCCATAAGAACCCTACCTATAGTAGCCATTTTTTCTATAGATAAATCACGAGCTAAAAGTTGAGCGTCTAAAATTATGTTTTCCATTTCCATTTCTTCAGCAGCATCTTTTGCGTCATTTATTTCTTCAAATAAATTTCCATTACCAGGATGTAAAGAAAGAAAGTGTTGAAGTACTTGGTTTGTTTTTTGAACATGAAGAAGTCCATCCTCAAATACAATAGGCTCCATTATTGCATTACCATCTTGCTCATCCTCAAAAGGAGATTTTTGGTTTCTTGCATAACGAAGTGGTCTATTAACTCCTGTATCTTCGTCAAAATGTAAAAGATTAGTTCTTTTAGAGTGATGAGAAGAAAGCATATATGCCAAAGGAGTTCTGTTGTTTTTTAGTTTATAGCTCTTAGCTACCAGTGTTTTTTTTGTTTTCATTTTATATAATTTAATTAAAGTTAAAAAAAGGGGAGGAAATTAATCCCCCCCTAAATTAGTGTTACTTAGTCTTGAAATAAGAAGAAGTTGTTTGCCCCTAAAGTACAACAAGCTCTTTCACTTAAGAAGTTAACTTGCATAGCATCTAAAGAAGATGTTCTTGCACCACCAGCAGAACCAGTAATCCAAGTTTTGTAACGTCTGTCTTCAGTTTCAGAAGCTCTATAACGAACATGTAAGAATGGACGCTTAGCGTTTTTTCCTAATACTTGGTCATATACAGAAGTAGAACCAGCAGGAACTAAAAGTCCGTTAATGTTTCCACCTACAATATCACCTCTCATTGTAGCATCGTTTAAGTATTTCCAGTCAGACTTGTAGAAGTCATATCCTCTACGGAATCCTGTGAAACCTAAGTTTAAAGCCATGTCTTCGTCATTATCAAATAATCCGTATGAAGTACCACCCGCTCCGTAAGAGTTTTGAGCAGCTAACATATCGTCAATATCAAATGAGAATTGTCTGTTACAGAAAATAACATTTTCTTCAATAGCTCCTTGTCTGTCAAGTCTTTGAATAACTGTATCGAAACCAGCTAATGTAGTTGGGTTACCACCACCCCATACATTTCCTCTGTTTCCTACTACAAAGAATACACCTTCAGAACCAGCGTTGATCACACCAGCTGCAGGAGCTGCAGTAGAAAGAGCAGCCTCTGCACCAGAACCTGTTGCAGCTGGAACAGCTTCAATCATTGCAGTTTCAAGGTAGTCCTCAAATCTTAATCTTGTTTCGTGCTCAGACTTCATGTACCATAAGTATCCAGATCCACCATTTTCAGTAGAAATTTCAACCCATCCAATTTGTGCCATTTCAGAACCACTTACTTCGTAAGTATCTTTAATGATAATTGGTTTGTTGTCAAAGAACACATCGTTTGCTTCTAATGAATCAACCATTCCTGGAGTTCCTTTAGCAAATTCCGAACCGTAAATCATTACAGTTAGTGTTGTTGGAGTTGCTGGTACTACAGATAAAGCTTCGTAGAATGCTACAGTAATTGTAGTAGCTGTTACGCCTGTTACAACTGCTTTATTTTGTAATACAGATCCTGGAGTGTTATCAGATATAAAAATAGTTTGACCTATTCTTACTGCAATGTTAGATCCTACTGGATTCAATACATCTGCTACAGTTAACACACCTACAGTAGCACCTGTTACTGCTAATGTTACGTTAGTGTATTTAGTGTGTAGTCTTCCTTGCTCAGCCCACTTGATCATATCTGAGTTGGAAGGCATTTCAGCACCTACCATTCTTAAGAATGAAGCTACTGTTCTATTACCATATCTTTCAAATTCTTTCTCGTATGTATCTGGAAGATACTGATTTAAGAAATCAAAGTTGGTAATGTAATTACTTGGTAGGGCTACTCTCTCCGCACTTGGCTGAAGATCAAACCCTGGTGTTGCATTTACTGGCATTGTTTTAATTTTTTAGTTTATAATTTTTTAATACTTTTAATTTTGAGTCCTCTACCACTACTTGTATCACCTACAGCTTTGATTTGTAATCCATTTTTATTTAATGAAACAGGCGTTTTACGCATATCCATATTAATATTTTTAGACTTTTTACTTACACTATCTACAGTCTGAGTCACCCCTTGATTGTAGAAAAATTCAGCAAACTTATCAATATTCATAGCTACTGACATTGCTCTATGATATCCTTGAGCATCATTCATCAAACCCGTCTCCTTGTCCATAAATTTGTTTACGAACGTGTTAACGTCTGATTGCTTACTCTTTAGTTCATTAGCATCCCCAGGTTTAAACGTAAAATTATTTTCTCCGACAGAGAACTCAAAACCTTTGAATTCATCGTTAAAGACCTGATTGGTCTTATCTAAAAAATAATCGTACCTTTTCTTTTGTGCATCTTGAGCATTGGTAGATTCTTCTATATAACTTTTATAGCTGTTAAATTTTTCTCTGTCCTCGTCAGATAATCCACTCCCGCTTGACTCAAGAGGAGTGTTGTATTTATCTTTTTGTTCATTAAAAAACTTTTTAGCTTTTACAAGTTCTTTCTTTTTTGCTCTCTCAATTTTTTTAATATCACTTGGTTCATCTAAATCTTTATCATAACCAAACTTATCTAACATTAAATCTTTAATATCCTCACTATCTAAACCTTCTTCAGTTTGAGAATAATATTGAGACAACACCTTATCGCTGTCCATGTCATCATAATTTTGTTGTAATTTTACAAAATCATTAATTCCACGTCCAGTTTCTTTTTTATACTTAAAGTATGCCGAAACATCTTCAGGTAATTCTTCATTAGTTTTTGTTGTAGAAAACAACTCGTCTACTGAAGATATATCTTTATCATATCTTTCTTTTATATAAGAAATAATACTTTCATCATTTAACCCGTCAGAATTAGGTTTTTCAGGTGATGAATCCTCTATTTTTTCTTCAGCAGCTGGAATTACAGTTTCCTCTTTTTTATCTGAAAACTTTTCCTCATGCCTCTCAAGCAATTCTTTTTCTATTTCTTGAGTTGATTTTTGTTCAATACCTGTTACTTCTTTAACAATGAACTTTGGCTGTTCCATTGTTTCATTTTTATTTTCTTCCATTTTATTTGATTTAATTTAATTTATGCAAAGTTAATATTTATTTAATTATTTTTTCAAGCACTATCGGGGATTAAATTCTGCTAAATCAAACCCATCTAAACTATCTTCATTAGACTCAAAATTCATAGCTGGTAAATTGTTTTTTCTTTGCTCAATCATTTTAGATTGTTGAGTGTTACCCTCAGCTATTCTTTGAGACTTACCTTCTTCTTTCTTTTCTTCCCGAACGTCTACTTGTTGTTGCTCCAGGCCTCGTAATTGCATGTTGTAGTTAAATTCAACATCCATTAGTCTTCTTTTTAAATCAGCCTCGTTAGTTTGCTTTTCAATTTCAAAAGCAATTTCCGCTTTTTTAATTTGAATTTTCGCCTGCATCTCTTGTTGACTTTGTTGCATTTTAGCCTGAGCCGCTTGTTTCTGAAGAGCTTGTTGTTGCTGTCCCTGCATAGCCTGCTTTTGCATTTCTGATTCTTTCTTTTCAGCAGCACTTTGTTTACGTTTAACTTTTAATAATTGATTAGCCATTTTTAAATTATTAATAGTTCTAATATCAATAGCATCCTCTAAGTCAATTCCTCCCATTTTTAATGCCACTTGAATGTTAGATTCTAACTGAGCTTTTTCTTCTTCATCAGGACTCATTTCAATAAACACACCAAAGTCATATAAATATAAATTTCTAATTTCCTCTATAATTCCTAAATTATATTTACCAATTTGCATAGCAAACTCATCTTTAAAATCAGCGTATTCTAACACATCTGCAGTCCTTATTGAAAGAGCTTCGGCTAAAGTTCTGGTTATATATAAACTTGAATTAAGAATATGCCTGGTAGCTACATTAGAATTTAACGCTGCTAATTTCTGAACTCCTACTAAAGAGTTAGGGTCAGGAGTAGAGGCATCTCTGGCTTCATTTAATCCCGTTACTTGTCTTATCATTCCTAAATAGTGGTTATAATTACCTATAAGCATTTGCATCTTACTGCTACCACTATTAGATGTTAATTGAGTAATTGGAACTTTTGCATTATTATATTCTCCATCTTGAGTATAACTTCTCCCTACCACACTACCTGTTTGAAAATATAATCGTAAAGCATCTGAAGGATCATAAGCATTACCTGTTCCTAAATCTACTTCACTTAAACCGTCAGCATCAATAAAAACACCATCAGGAACTACTTTAGAAACAACTTGTTGTAATTTTAAATGACTTATTTGAATTAAATCTGCAAAAGGAATCATTCTTTTAACTAAAGAATCTAAAATTCCTTTATACATTCTTGGAGCACATGCTACATAATTAGACATAGCGTGTTGATTAGCAGAATTAGGGCGAACCATATTCTCCATCATTTCCCACTTAAGCAACATATTACTTCCCATTACCATGACCCCGTCATACCATACATCAATTCTTTTTTCTACTCTTTCAAAATTACCTTCTTCCATCATTTCTTCAGGAGGGTTAAATTGATCATCTTTCTCTACTGTTTTAAAAGTTCCTTCTGCAGTTTGTTTTTTCTTATAAACAAAACTATTAGTTGTTTTGTAATTAAAAAATAACAACGTACAGGTGTCTCTTGCAAACATGCTGTTCTCATAAATAGCGGCAGTATTATAATAGTCATACCACGCTTGACTATATTTAGATATCTCTTCTAAATCTTCTGTTGTTAAATCTGGATTAATTTTTAACACTTCTGAAATAGGAACAGTTTTAAGTTCACCCCAGTAAAAACAATCTTTAAAGTAAGGATCTTCAGTATAACTATAAACTACATTTGCAGGGTCTACATACTCTACACGAATACCATCTCCTTTTTGAAACATGTGCTTACTAATACCTATGCCTATAGTTGTTAAATCATAATCTACTCTTTTTCTAATATCAATATAGTGATTTTCTTCAAGCATTGTATTAATAGCTATTTCATTAGCTATCTCTATCCCTGGCTTATAATTTAACTGCATATACAACTCCATTTCAGAATCGCTTTGAGGAAGTGTTTTAGGATCTACTTGAAAAACATTCATTTGGAAATCTTTTTCAACTTGATGAAATAAATCTTGAGCAGCTACATTTACCTCAATCATTTTTTGAAATTCACTTCTCTTTTCTGCAGACATAGCGTCTTGAGCCTGACAGTTCACTTTAAATAATCTATCAGCCATTCCGTTTACTACTATATCAACAAACTTAGGTATAATAGGAATGGGGGACCAGTCTAAGTTAAGGTAAGATAAATCTCCGTCTACCGCTAATTCGTTTTTATATTTTGCAACTGATTGCTCTCCTCTTGCATACAGCCTTAATCGGTTAAAATCTGCCCACTGATTGTAGAATCTACAATTCATGCCATCCTTTCTAAACCACTCATATTGTATTGCTTGACCTACCTGTAATCCAAAAGTTTTTTTCTTTTTATCTGCATCGGACACAAATTGATCTGGGAAGGCAGCTGATTGTATATTTATAGTGACTGCTTTCATGTAATTATTTTACTTAGTGTATTCTTATTATTATATCTTGCAAAGTTAATACTTATTTTTGATTTTTCTTTAGATGGGGTGTATAAGTGTTTTTGGTTGGCCATAATAGCTAATCCTGAACTAATAGCTGCATCAAACTTAGTTCTATTACTAATATCAAACTTAGCCCAGTCTTCTAAAGTTCTTTGAAAATACATCCTTCCCATATCATCTTGATCCCTGTAATCCCCTAATAAATCAATACCTACATGTTTTTCAATATATGATTCTATTGCTGAAGCATGAGATTGTTTTACGTCTTCAGAAGTGTTAGGTATTCCTCCTAATTCTTTTTCTGTTTTAGATAATTTATTATATGTTTTGTCAGGACGATTTAAACAATATCCTCTATACCCTCTGTTTTTAAAGTGATACAATAAACGAGGTTTATTATTTTCACAAAGTATAGGCATTCCGTAAAATACACAAGCCATCAATACTTCTTCAAAAAATATTTCAGCAGTTTGTGGCCGAGCTATATATTCTAAAAAAAACTCATTACTTGGTGCACTATCCATATTAAATTTTGTAAGCCCATGTAGTGCTCCATTAGATCCTTTACCCACAACCACACCAGATATATCATAAGAATCACAACCAAAAGAACCTAAATGCTCATTCCCTGGTTTTTTTATACCTCTGGTTGTTATAACCTTATTCATCAATCCTTTACCTGGAGTCCATGTTACTAAAAATCTTCCGTTTTTATTAGGAGACCATATTACTTCAGTATCTTTAATTCCATTTTTCCACTGAAAAGATCCCTGTGTTGTATGATGCTCTATAATTAAAGAATCATTATAATCTACTTGTTGATATATTTTTGTTA